TCTTTGACCGCTTCTGTCATGATAGTTTTTTCCTCTTCGATTGATCTTTTGCCTATCCCGACAGTCGGGTCGGCAGGGATATCACATAATGTGATCTCTACTGGTTGCCACTTTGTTACTCTGTATTTGGCAGGCTGGCCTTCTTCCTGCGCAATAAGTGTTTTTTCAATAATTCGATAGCCGACTGATACACCTGGTATCAAGTTATCTTTGATATCTTGAAGCAAACCTTCCATGCCTTCACGCCTCGACATCTTGACTTCAACGTAGCCACGTCCTGCTTGAAGCCATGCCATAGTCGTACGTCCAACTGATCTCAATCCAGACTTCTCGATTGCGTCCATGCCGTGATTTAATATCACAGCAGCACCTTCGTTTAAACGTGATAGGTCTACTTCAGATTCGTTATGTCCAAGAACTTCAATCCAAGGATCATCAAAAAAAGGTGTTCTTAAGTATGGCGTTTCTGATGAGAATGGAAAACGCAGAACGACATTGTCGCTCCCGTCTTTTTGAGTGATTGCGCTATCATCGACCTCAAGATCGAATTGACGCTTGACTAAATTTTCTTGTGAATCTTCTTTGATTTTTGCTGACATTCACACAATCCATTAATGATTATGTGAATTTTCACAGACACCCGTTCTAAAATATAGTCGAGTTTTAGAATAATGCGCTACTAATCAAACCTTTACTCTTGATTGTCTTTCTGGTTTACGTTTTGTTCTTCAGGGTTAGGCTGAAATCCTGATTGTTCTTTCTTGACTGGATATTCGATTCCAGCAGCTTTAAACTTTTCACGCTCGGCTTTAAGTTCTTCTAACAGAACTTCTGGATTAAAGCCACGCGCACGCACGGCCTCTGACCATGTTTTGAGACCCATGGTTAATTCTAATTCCTCGCCCTGCACATCTTTCAGTGGATCTACCCAGTCGAATCTTGGCGTCGTCCAATCGTATTCAATATCGGCTGTTTGGATCAATCCAGCCGCAAAAGCGGTGTCTAAGAACTTCTCCATGATCCTATTCAGAACTGAAGGTATAAAATTCAACCACTGCCATTGCTCGATTTCTCTTCTAAAATCTAACGTACCTGCACGAATGGAAGAATAATTAACTTGCGAAAGATCTCCAGTTAATTGTTCGTATGTAATACCTATTCCGGCTGCAATTGCGTGCAGCCTATCGTTTGTATAACCTACATCACCTGTAGATGCTGAAGGATTTGTGAAAGTAATCTTCTCACCCTTCGATAAATACTGAACCATGCCAGGTGCTAATTCTTCTATTCTCATTTGATCCTGTTGAGACTCATCACCGATACTTCTGTCCTCGTCATCCGTTTCTACAAAAGCCGCTATGCAAGCTTCTGCTGATTTTCTAACAAGAGTCGCCTCTAAATATTCATTAAGATCATTTGCTGTCATCATAACCGGAGCCAAGATCGGAACACCGCGCATCTGCCCTGGTCTTTTTCTGTCGAACGAATGAATCACATCGCTTGCAGGGACACGGCTTGATTTAATCGTTGTGTTAATTATGTTCTCGCCAGGGTGCTGATTGTATAACCAATAGGCAACGCGCTCTCCAATTGGAGAAAATTCTATGCCGTTTTGGATCCATCCTTTATTTTTCAATACTTCGTTTTTATTTGTGTCAATGAAGTCAGGTTCTAGTAATTGCAATTGAAGTGGAACCGGCAAGCCATCCGACATTTTTCTGTAGCGGAAACGAATCAAACACTCACCTGATTCTGACTCTGTATTTGAGGAAAGTTTTTGAAGCCCATATAAATCATATTGACCATCCGCATCACATACCTTTACCCATTTTTTCCAGAGTGCGGCAACAATCTTGTCGTTCATGACAGCCATGATTCCGGTTCCAATTCTATTGGATGATAAAACCCTCATAGCCTTTGACGCGTAAGGATTATTACGCACCAGCTCTCTTGAGCGATTTCTAAGAATTGATAACTGAGGGAGAATCTCAGAGTTAGCCGAACTACCAGCAGCCACCCAACCATTTGACCGTCGATCAGTTCTCGCTCCATCGTAAGACCTTTTTGTAACCAAATTAATTACACGCTTACCCATATCCGCCCTGACTTTCTCAAGTTTTGACATTATCGATTACCAAATTTAATGTAAGAGAATCTCTTTTTCTTTGTTCCGCTTGCGCTATCTAATCCAATTTTTATAATATCCCGAGCTTTAAGAAGATCGCTCATTGATCGATAAGTTACTGATCGACCATCAGGTCCAGATATCGTTAGTTCACCGCTTGCAATAGCTCTTTCTATTGCTGTCAATTGGTCTATCGTGAATGACATTTTCTGTTTCTCTTCAGTATGTTATAAACTGTTGCTCGTGATATCCCTGTGCGTTTGGCGACAATCTTTGTATCTTTAAATTTATTAAACTCAGTGACGACCACCTGATCAAAATTATCTGGCCTGACTCTTACATACGCACTATTTGCCCTGTACTCATTTCGTACTAGATTCACAGATTTTTCAACCTGGTCCGGCAAAACACCATTCTGGATTAATACCTCAGAAACTCTTGATAAGATATCAGCGCTCACGATTTTTTAACCTATACCTAAGTGATCCGAGTAAATTTTTCCCACGACTTGACATGTTAGATATTTTTTTTATCTGTGTTTTTTCAACTTCATTTGGCTCGCGTTTTTTTATAATCTCTTGGTTCAATATCCTCGACTCTAAAGCAACCCAATCTCGCTCACTGAATCTGTGCGCGCGTATTGAGTGATGATGCAAAGCAGCATAAGCATAAGTCAAAGTATCGAGCGGCTCATTCCTTACACCATCGTGTTTTTTCTCATAACGTTTTTTTGATCTGTTGTATGTTTCTGATATCAAACCAGAAAAATATTCGCTAGATAAATCACGAGTAAATCTTAATTTCCTATCATTTGGATCTTTATCGCCATCGTTTTTCATTTTTGAAAACAATGAATGCTTTATCTCTACAGTTCCAACCTGATGCACTCGAACGCCTTTCTCGTAGACTCTGCCATTCCATTTAACATCAATCATTGCGCCCTTCGAGATTGGTTCAGCATCGTATCTAGATGATCCTTTTATCGCAATCGGAGTTGGTATAAATCCATGCCTAACATAACTTTTAACGGCCTCGCCACGGTGCCCACCGGTATCAATCGCAGTTGCTCTTATTTGCATGATCAATCCAGACTCATGCTGTATTCCGCGATTAATCAATTCCGTCAAATCATCCCAAACTTGATCGTTAGCCGGGTCACCTGGTAGCTCTATGTAATCCAACACCCACCCAGTTAGGTTACGACCCCAACCAACAATTTGTACAGCTAGACGATTGTCTTGTGTGTCAACGCCAGCAGTTATTAAAAGTACGCCTGCAGGAGCTACGCGAAGCGGATAATGTTCCGCGCGATCGATCAGTGACTGATAGTCAACAACCTGAATATTGCGCTTCCATGTCCTTGCGAGCCTGGTGTTATTAAACACAACCATCATACTATCGTTGCCAGTGTCCAAAAGTCTCTTTGCGGCCTCATACTCGCGCCACAAATCTAACCAAGACATCCAGCCGTACGGCAGGAACATTGAATGAGAAGTAAATGATTCTGTCTCACCATCGCCTCCGATAGGTTCTGACCATAAACCATTTTTAAACATAGCTGGCTTATCTGATTCATAGTGCATACCGCCGCATTCAGCGCACGGGTACATGGCTGTCTTTTGCTCATCAGATACAATTAGCTTTTCAAAAACTAAATCCTGAGCATGCCCGCAATGTATGCACTCAGCTAGAGCATGTCGCTGAGTTCCTTCCATAAACAAATCATAAATGCGAGACTCACCATCTATTGTTGGTGACGAGTAGTAGTAACTTTTTTTGTTATGCGCGAAAGTAGTCTGTCTTGATTCAGCTAATTTTACCGGGTCACCTTCGCCATCAACATCTACATCCGCCCTATCAATTTCATCGAACGCAACGCGACGAGCCGGAACTTCGGATAAGTTAGCAGCAGATCCAGCTGTCGCAATAAACAGCGAGCCGCCGATAAATTCTTTAGTGTCTAAATTATTTATTGCTGATCGCGAATTAGGTTTTGCAAATCTCTCGCGCAATACATCAACTTCCGCGACTGTCTTGTCAACACGAGCAGCGATACGTTTTTGAAGCTTTCCGGTAGGCATTAATAGCAAGAAATTA